CGCGGCGAAATCAGTACCGACTCGGTCATCCTCAGCGACTTCGCGTTGCTGTGCAGCATTCCGTTGCGTGATGGTTGCGATGTGCTGGATGTCATTGCACGACGTATGGATGCTGAACCGTCCTGATGTCACAAAAGGGGCGCCCTTCCCGGACGCCCCTTCGGCCCTCTCCACTTCCATTCCTGATAAACTCACACCCCCTCAGCCTCACCCATCCCAGAACTCCAATGCCCCTGATGACCGCACCGACCCCCGCCCCGCTTTCCCGCCGCTTTTCCGTCGCCCCGATGATGGATTGGAACGATTAGCGACAGGCCCCTTTAAAATAAAGGGTTGCAGCAATCTTCGATTTCACCTGTACCAATCGTGTACCACTACACTCTCTCAACTGCCCCTTTCTCTACGGCAAACTGCGTTTACATTCGGTAGATAACGGCCAAAAGCGGACAATTGACACGCAATAAACTAGCTATCGCTCTGGCGGTCATGTACCGCTCTAGCGGGCATCAGTGCAGCTAATTTTCCCGGGCAACACCACCTGTCTTGCTTGGGCGGCACTTCAAATAGCCGACGAAATTCGCGGAAACCTGGAAAAGCCTTCCGTAATCATCGTTGAAGGCCGCGTTCGATATTCGTCTTACTTACTGCTCAGGGCCATAAGTCGGAGTTATCTCGCACTATTCGGAAAATATCTCCATCAACACCACGAACATTAGAAACAGGACCCAAACCACGGGTCGGAGGATTAGGACCTACACCTGGCCCATGCGATCCCCCGCCATTAGGACAACATTTACACTGATATCCTCCGCCGCCGCCACTACCTGGATTACCAGGACCTCCTCCGACGCCTGGCCTACCAGGCTTTCCACCTGCTTGTGATACTCCGAAATATCCCGTTTTTCCCAAACTAGTTTGAGGACCGATGAACCATACGTCAGCGGCATTTCCTCCCGGTGCTGCTGCCCCCCCGCGACCGCCTATCCCTCCGTCCCCTCCGCGACCGCCATCTCCGGGACCAGATTTGCACGAAGTGCACGTATTGATGGGAAATGTCACTTGGTCACATGAAGAAGGGGTTCCGCGGCCGCCGACCCCTCCGTCTTGTCCATTTCCACCATTTCCACCGTCTCCCCCCTTAGGTCCATCAACCTCAAATCGAATGTGCACTCCACCCGCAGGTGGATCTTGAGTTGCAACATCAATGTTTTCAAAAAAAACGTAGATTTTTGGTGTATGTGCTGTATAGCCATCCCCCCCCCATACACCTTCAGCACCTGAGTTACCGGCCTCTCCTGTATCATAGCCCCCATCGCGTGCTCTTGTTGGATAAGGCGCTCGATCCGGCCCATTCAGATAACGAGCTAAATCTGCATCCGACGCACGCATGATTATTGCTTTTTCCGACAAATTCGGAGCATTCTCAATACTTATATTTTTTGCAACGATTGCAATCCAAGGTAAAGCGAAGTTTGTTAGAACGAGTCTTCCACGTGCATTTATTGTTAACCACTCAAACTTAAGTATTTGCGCTGAATAAGATTTGGGATTTTCATCAATTGTCTCCCCAAATTTTGTTAATGGTGCATCCTTTACAGCAGTAAGGACATCTTGGGGAATTGACGGCGGCCCCGCAACCAAATCGATATTTTTAGTTGCAACGCCATAATTTAATATTGGCTCGACCAGAATCTCATCGCTATAAAAATTCATTTCACCGCCCTCAAACACTTAAGAATGATGCCATTTGAATGAAATCAAATTGAAACTCAAACCGACGAACCAAGCAAAACATCAGCAAGCACCAACATCTACAACACACACTTTACCTTTGCAGTTTTTTATGGGATTTTGACATGAGCGATTGCATGTGCAAATGGAGCCAGACACTCACGCCCTTCGTATCCTTTATGATCAACCCAAAGGCGCACTGTAATAACAACACAATTTGGCGGCCTAATTTGAGAGTATTTCACCTCAGCAAATCCCGCTAAAACTTCTACATCAACGTCTGGGATAATAGTCAACGGCTCGGACGTACAGGCTTCTCTATCCATCATTATACTGCACCCAACAGGTCCTCCTCCAAAAGAAGGAAAGCCATAGGAAAATTCCAGGTCGACTGTATCTGCTAGCACAGGTGCAGTTAGGAGCGACATTCCATACACGATGACAAAAAATGCATAAACGGCATTACGACTTAGTCTTATACACACCGACAAAACGCTTTTTAACGTGCCGATTTTCATGTGCCCCCCTACATTGATCGACACGTTCACATTAAAAATTCAATATTACACTTACTAAAGCTGACACCTTTCTCTTCCGATCTTTACAACCCAGTGTAGACCGCCATCACAAAAATAAAATTAATATGTAAATTTTTCAATAACCATTTGAAATTAATTAAATAATGTTTATTCTAAATTGCTGTATGCAGCACTCACCAGTGTTGGCTTTATCTTTTCTAGCGTTTAGCGCTGGATGTGCCGATGATGCAATTATTTCCGCATCTTTTTGATATAACATTCACCTCGGCTAGAAAAAACATGATCTGTGACCAAGGCGTCGTGGCATGAGATTCGGATCATTAGCCGCAACACCAATGACCGCAACGGGTCGACTACTGCCGGTCGACCACAACGAAAAGCCACTTCTCCCTCATCCTCCATAGCAAATGCAAATTTTAAGCAACCGTTTTCGGCTCCAATCTCGAGCACTGTCGATGCGGTTCAATACGCCTGGAATTAGAACCGGACTTCATCCCTCTCATGAAGTGTTGAAGCTGCTACGCTTCCCTGCTCACGGAGGAAATGCGATGCCAAATTCAGACCTACTCCCTTCCCTGCTGTACAAGCTCAACGAAAACCAGCTCGCCCTGGAAGCCGCAATCATGGAGCTCACTCTTTGGGTCGAGCAGCGCGGGTCGGGGGATGTCGCCAATAACGTTCGTGGTGCCCTGGTTGCAATCGACCGAAACGAAGAGTTCATCAAAATGACTCTCGCAGTGCTAATGACGCCCGAGTGACTGCGATCGGCTATCGCTTGCTGCCGGGCACGACCTAAAATCACCAGCTTTCTCGGTGATGGATTGGAACTACTAGATCGCAGCCCCCCCCTTATAAATAAGGGTTCTCCATACAGCCTAGATGTTCCTGTACCATTTATGTACCACCGAGAGATCTGAAAGTCCGCCCAGAATTTTTAGTTAAAATCAAAGCAATATAATTGGAGGCAGACAATCCAATACTTGAGCATAGCTCTTTCTTGAAGCATAAATTTGCCGGTAGCTGACTCCAACCTCCCCAAATTTAGGCGGAATTACAACATCAAAATAAACAGCGGCGAGCCTGCTCTTATATTCCTCCACAAGTTTTACGGCAAGAGACTGTAGCTCTACAAAGATGGACTCCTGAGTAGACTGCAATGAAAAGAACCGAGTATTTATTAAAAACCTGACAACCCCGGGACGGTGCTCCCTCAACTGTCTTTTACAGGCATCCTTTATTGCGGTCTGAAGCTTTGCCGACACTGAACTTAATACAGTTGACCTAACACATACAAGCAATGGGCGCTTGAAATTCTTTACCATGATATTTGAGCAATTATCCAACTCAAACTCTCCGCCTGGCAGAACATAATGCCAGCTATCAAAATCATCAAAGCCGACCATCCACTGCCAAAGCTGACTTGAAAGCATCGGCATTGGGTACGGCAATGCATATGGTTGAGGATCGTAATACTCAATTGTCATGTCGACTTCGGGCATTGATAGAGAACGCTGGTGTTTGCTCAGCATATCGCCAATCAACCGCACCAACTCACCCAGAATTTTTTCATCGTGAACATCGATCAGAATCTTCAAACCATAGCTAGCTTGCCGCGACAGCCTGACCACCTCGCCAAGCACCTGCTTCCGAAAGGCATCAACAAATGCCGTGACTTTCTGCTCTGGCTCGCTCCTTGCCTTGCATTCAAAAAACAACCCGAGTTCGGTCGCGACCATATCGGGAGTAGGGTCGTTACCTTCAGTAATTAATTTTACGTCACACTGAGACGCTAAAGAGCAAGCTGATAGGAGTTCATAAAGTGTAGACCTCCACTTTGGAGTTTTGAGCTTATTAACTCGTTCATCAACACCAAAAATTCGATCTTTATATTTAGCAACATCACTAACAGAGTTAAGCAGATGCAAAAAATTAGCAAAGAATAATTTTCCGGTTTTTTCATACTCAGCAAGTATTCGCTCTCCACCTACAATCGCCTCGGCTATCGGATGCATTAACTTTATATCATTCGACATACTATTGACTAGCATCCCTTCGGAAACCATCTTCAAGCTAGAAAACAATAATGGCTCAGCGGGTAATAATTTCGACTGATCATCCAGCCAACTTCCTCCCCCTAGTAGATTGCGAGCATCTAAAACCGCCTGGCGTATTTCTTCAGGTGTCGAAACAACACTTCTATTCGTCAGCATCAACTACTCTCTCGCATACCGTAAATGTTTTACTACCATAGCAGACATACTAGTACTCATTACTTATGACTCATTTCCCCCCTTTACGATCTGAGCTTTCCGCTTTCAGCCTCCCAAGCTGATAACGAGGGTTCGATTCGCTTCACCCGCTCCACTATTTTCAAGGCTTCCAGCGGTATCAAGGTGACGCTGCATAGAACTGGTGACAGTTTCGGTGACAGTTACTGAATTCTGGGAGTGTTTGCGCACCAACGTGAGTACACAGCAACTGACGGACTTGAGCCAGCGCCCTCCCCCTAGGTGCTTTCGGCTTTTCATGTTGACCCCTCGGAAAACGGTTAGGAAGGTTAGTTTTTTACTGACCGCCCTGAAAGCCTTGTGCTGCGCGACTTTGCGACGACTGCCGCTGGTTAGGTTTTGGTTAGCTCAGGGTTATTTCCTAACCTTTATAGATGTTAAAAACCCAGTAAATAAAACCCTTATAAATCAGTATCTTAAAAAATACTAACCTCAGACCTAACCATAACTAACCCTCCAAAGTTAGCTCCAAAACCCAGTAAATACAGGCGCTTCAGCCGCTCTCAGGATGCCGTTTCAAAAACTAACCCTTTTCCCGAGCCACCTCTCAAAATCCATTCCCCACTGCGCTCCAGCAGCCTTCACAAAACAGCCCGCCCTTGCAGGCATTCGCAGGCTTTTTCAGCCCCAGTAACGCGAGAGCAAGCCCAGCCAGGCCCGCGCCAAAGCAACCGCAGGGAGTGCAGATAAAACGACACATTTAGCCCGCAGGCGTGGCGGGGGGACGACTGCGCGCGCCAGGTTAGAAACGTCTCCTACGTGGCGAATGATCGAAACGTGAGTGGTCGAACGGCGCCTGGCATCATCCTTTACGAACAGACCGTAATCGGACCACGATGCAGCTGTAGCGAGTGAAAAATTTTGCCCCTAACTGGAAAGACTTTTCCGCTGTTACCTGTTAACAATTTCCACACAATGAAAGGAATCCCCACCATGCCCCTGATGATTGATGCGATTTCGCTTGTGCCTCATTTGCAAATGCTGGATGTGCATGGCAAAGCAATATGTACGGCTCTGGACCTGATGGAAACGAACGACAGCGATAAGTTCGACGAATATGCGGCGCTGGCCGAGCAGGCGACTGCTTCTTATCAAAAAGCGCAGGCCGAGCTGGTGCGGTGTGTGCGCGAACTGGTGGACGCGGCCGACCGCCTTCCGGATTGACTGCCATTACCATAACGAACCGAACTGGAAGGAACCCGGGGCAATGGTGCGTCGGTGTGCAATATGGAGTGATATCGATGAGCAAGACAGACGCTGTGGCCTACCTGATACGCGAAGCCAAGGAACACTCGACGGCCAGCGCTAGCCAGCTAGCGTGTTTGGAGGCGCTAGGAGAAGCCGGGGGTGACGAGGCAATCGCCTACCTGATGGAGTATGCCGACGCCGTAATGCGGGCAACGGAGGCGCACAATACGGCACTCAAGGCGCTGGGTCGGGCCGCACGCAACGGCTAACCGCCGCGTTTGCGAATGTCTGGTGGCCAAGGTCGACGGCGGCCCCGACTGGGGGCTGTCGATCCGCTTGGGCGGCAACGGCGCGCGCTGGGTGCCGGTGCGCTCACGGCGCGAGCGGGTGCGCACCTGGGCGAGCCTAACCGCCGTGGGCCGCTTTGCCGATGGCATCGGGCTGCGGGGCTTTAGCGTCGAGCTGTGACGCATCATGCGGGCAAACGAAGGGTAAAAAAAAGCCGCCTTAGGAGGGCGGCTTTTTCTTGCCAGTCCAGTTAGGGGCCGGACCGGCACGCTCACAGGGAACGCGTGGTGTGCACAAGAGATTACAAGGTGGCACTTGCAGTGGCAATAATTAACGATTGGCGGTGTGTGACGTCTATCTGGTATCAGTTTGATACCGGCGCGCAGAGCCCCCGGTGGGCAAGGGCTGGGGGCTTTTTGGTTATTCCGTGAGCAAAAATAAACAGCGCCAAAATAAATAGAAAAAATTTATCGTTCGGTCAACACGCGTCTAAGCCATGTAAACCAACGCTCCGACCGAAGAAAGTCGGCCGTCATTCATCTGTGACCCATTTCGCCGCACCACGGCGGGGAAAAATTCGTTAACATCGGGCCAGAATTCACGCGGTGTTGAACGTGAATCCGGACCTCCCCACACGGCCCTAGGAAGCCGTGCCGGATTAGAGGGGGGCCACAGGCTTAGCCACCTCATAGGGAACGCGTGGTGTGTTTCCAAAAGGCGTGCGTGTTCCGGGATAAGCGCGCTGGAGGTCTGGCCCAGCTACGGGAGGGCCAAGCATGTTGAAGTTTTTGAAACATGCGTGGGATTTCGTGGTGGTTTGTGTACGTGTTCAGCACGTCTTTGAACTGCTGCGGGATCGCTTCGACGACCTGCAATAAGGTCGACAGGATGGACCGCTTCAACTTCGGCTGAGGCGGTTTTTTTTGCCCACAAAAAAGCCGCCCGAAGGCGGCAGTAAAGTCATTCAGCTCAGTGCCTGTTTGGTGCGCCTATGACCAGTTGAAATAAATCAACTCATTGGCCTGCTTGCCACCCTGCCCGCCAACCATATGCCGGAACGCCACTTCCTTTAGCCGAAGCCCCGCGAAGACTTCCCGGATTTGCGGGTGGTCATTGATTGAAATGATCATGCGGCCCTTGATCGATGCAGCCAGTTCAGCCATGACCTGGTACTGCTCGAAACTGAAGCCACCAGGTGCGTACCCCGCTGTTTCCCAATAAGGCGGATCGAGATAGAACAAGGTGTGCGGGCGATCGTACCGGCGGACGCATTCTTTCCAGTCGAGGTGCTCGATGGTGGTCCTGGCCAGCCGTAGGTGCGCCTCGCTGAGCTTTTCCTCGATACGCAACAGATTCAGCCGGGGCGGCGAAGTGGTAGCGGTTCCGAAGGTGCGACCTGTGGGCTTCGCACCGAAGCATTGCTGCTGCAGGTAGAAAAACCGCGCCGCCCTTTGGATGTCCGTCAGCGTTTCTGGGATCTGCATGTTGGTCCACTCGAACATCTTTCGGCTGACCAGCGACCAGCGAAAATGCCGGACCAACTCCTCCAGGTGATGCGCCACCACCCGGTACAGGTTGACTACCTCACCATCGAAGTCGTTGATTACTTCCACATGACTCTGCTCTTTCATGAAGAACAATGCTGCGCCACCGCAGAACGGCTCGACGTAGCATTCGTGCTCAGGGAACTCAGGGAGAATGTGTTTTGCCATGCGGCGCTTGCCGCCCATCCAAGGGAAAATCGGTTGCGACATAAGTGATCCTTGTCTCTGTCTATGGATTCGCTTAGGCTTCGCCCCCCCTGCGCAGAGGGGCGAGGCCTCGGTTGGATCACTCGGCTAGCTCGAGCGTTTCGACGTCGGGCTGGTGTTCCACCACCAGCCCGTCGCCTCGTTCACTGCGCAGGGGATTTCACCCTTGCGCCGGTACCTCATATGGCCGGAAGCTCACCACCTCCTCTCCCAGCCAATCATTGATCTGCAGCAGCCTGGCTTGCTCCGGCTCCAGCTCGTTGACAGCCCAAACCTGAGCCGCATCGCGGATCGATCCAAAGCCCCCAGCGTTTTGTGGAACCACCCCCATCAATTGAGGTGGTATACGCAACATCGCGAGCTGATCGTCGCGGCTGATATTTTTGATCGCACCGAAGTCATCCTTGGCGGCCACCTCGCTGATCGGAATCAGCTGCAGGCCATCCTTCTTGCCACCAGGTGCGTACATGAATAGGTTGCGGAAGTTGCCCGGGCCTTTGCTGTTCTTCATCGCCGTCCGCAAATCGTTGACGAAATCCTCGTTCTGGGCGGCGTCGGTCATGTACATGATGAATCCCGCATGGCTGCCGTTCTGGTAGTACTTGCGGCGGAACAGCGTGGCGCTTTCATTGAGCAGCGCACTCTGCAAAGCCGGGAGCCATTCCGGCAGCCCGTAGATTTCCTGGTTGATGTCCGCCACCCGCAGGTGACATACGCTCCCAGGCTTGAATTCGTGTTCATCCTTCCAGCCTTGCACCTGGTAGTAAGTGTCCAGGTCGACGCCACGGCGGATGTACTTCGCCAGGCAGGGCTTTAAGCCCAAGGCCTGCCGGAGCATGTTGTCGCGCTTCTCCAGGTAGAGGTTTCCCGACCAGCCCCAATCCATGACGATCTGTTCGAAGGCCTGCCGGCTCAGAAGGCGGTGCGGGACGAACGTGCGGGCCAAAGCATTGCGTTTGAAGATCAGTCCCGACTGCAGATACACGCTTGCCTTCGAGGACTTCGCCAGCCCATCCAGCGATACCGGCGGCTCGTACCAGCGGCCGTTTGACCAGCACTCCAGGTAGTCGAGGATTTCCTTGCCATCGAGCACCGGTACCGGATCGCCGAAGGTGAATGCCATCGACTGACCGCCCCCGGCCTGGGCCAGGTGTTCACCTTCGATTGATTGAGATGCGGCGGGCTGTACCTGGCGGCGATTGCGGCGGCTGCTCATCAGTAAATCTCCATAAAACCGGTGTTGGCCACGGTCTGGCCTTCCAGCGGCTCGTTGTGCAATGCATGAAAGAGTGCCCACGCCAGATCGGCGTGGCCGGTGTTATCGGTACGTCCGGCGGTGTAGGTGAACTGACGCCCACCGGCGGTGACTGTCTTGCGGATGGCCATCAGCGACTGGGCCAAATCCGTCCAGCCGGCATCGAACTCCAGCCGTCCCTTGCTGATCACGTCCCATGCCTTCATCACCAGACGGGTCTTGACCTCGGGGCTGTAGGAGAACGTGCGCAGCGCGGGGAAGAATTGGCGCACCAGCTGCGCTACGGCACTGCCAAGGCCGGTGGTGTCGATGCCGATGTAGGTGACCCAGTAACGCCGCGTAACCTGGCGAATCGTCTCGGCCTGGGCGGCGAAGTCCATGCCACGGAACTGGTGACGCTCCAGCACGCGGAATTTGCCGCCCGGTACCAGTGGCGGTGCGACCACGATCAAGCCGGCGGTGTCGCCCGACTCTGCCGGGTCATACCCAACCCACACCTGCCGATCGGCGAAGGGTCTGGCGGCGAAGGGTTGGTAGTCGGTCCAGATCGACCAACTGTCCACCATGCACGGCTGCAACATGTTCAGGGGGAAGATGCTCGCGCCGTCGTCGACAAACTGGCACATCAGCAGGTTCTGGAACGCCGCCGCATCGTATTCGAGCCGCAGCTCGTCGATGTCGAACAGGTCGCAGCCCCTTTCTTCCGCATCCAGGATGGTGACGATCTGACGCCAGATCCGGTCGTCGCAGAGTTTGCCTTGCTGCAGGGCGTCATGGCTGACGTCCAACTTCAATTGCTGGGCGGTCGGCTTGCCCTTGTTGAAGCGCTCCCCGGTCCAGAAGGTATAGGCCTCATGCGCCATCGAGCTCGGCGTCGAGAAGTACGTCCGGCGGTATTGCTTCTGCATCGCCATGCCGGAGGCGACCTTGTTCAGTTCGTTGAACTTGAAGGTCCAGAAGAATTCGTCGAAATAGAAATTGCCGTGATAACCCTGGGCCGTCCGGGCGTTGGTACCAAGGAAATGCAGTTCGGCGCCGTTCGGCAAAATGATCGGATCACCGGTGAGATCGATGTCCACCACCTCGCGGGCGAAGGCTTGGATGTAGGCCTTGAAAATGTGCGCTTGCGCCTTGCTGGCCGACAGGAATATCTGGTTGCGGCCAGTGGTCAGCGCATCGATCAGCGCCTCCCGGGCGAAATAGTACGTCGCGCCGATCTGGCGGCTTTTCAGAATGGCGCGTGTGCGTTGATTGCCCGCGCGGTACCAGTCTTTCTGGTAGTCGAAACACCCCTCAAGAAACGCCTCGATCAACTTCTCGACCGCTTCCTCTGGGATGTCGTTGCGCTTGGGCTTACGCTTCTCCCCGGCGTTGCGCTTGGCCAGTTCAGGGTTGAGGTCTGTCTCGGTACCACCGCCCTGGTAGCGCTGAATTCGGGATTGCCGCTCCAATTGCCGGTGGAGCAGATCGATTTCCTTGTAGTCCGCGCCGGACTTGGGGTCCTTGAGGATCAGTTGCACCAAGCGGGCCTCAGTGGCTGCCTGGATACGCTCGAGCGGCGTGGCCCGGTCCCATTCGTCGCGAGCCTTCCAACTGTGAAGGGTCTTTTCCTTCTCGCCGATCAGCTCGGCAATCTCGCACACACGGTATCCCTGCCAATACAGGTGCTTGGCATGCCGGCGGTGATCAGTAGGTAGTTCGACGATAGAGTTCATGGCGCAGATGCTGCCGTTCGCGCGCGCGTGGCCCTATCTCCGCGCCCTGTAAGGCGCCCCGCTACAAGTCCCCCACATTGCCGCGCCATCGCGCGATGCCGACCATGCCCTCATCGCCAGGCACAACGCCACCGCAATGAGGACTCCCAGCATGGCCGGCAAGACCGATACCCCAGCCAAGAAATACCGCTCCAAATGGACCCGCATCGCCGTTGAAGGCGCCACCACCGATGGGCGCAATATCGAGCGCGGCTGGATCGAGGACATGGCCAACACCTACAGCCCGAACACCTACGGCGCTCGGATGAACTGCGAGCACATCAAGGGCTACATGCCCGGCGGTGAATTCGGTGCGTATGGCGATGTTCTGGCGCTGAAGGCCGAAGAAGTCGAGATTGCCGGGGTCAAGAAGCTGGCCCTGTTCGCCCAACTTCAACCCAATGACGCGCTGCTGGCCCTGAACAAAGCAGGCCAGAAGATCTACACCTCGATCGAGGTTCAACCGAAATTCGCTGACAGCGGCAAGGCCTACCTGGTCGGCCTCGCCATCACCGATACCCCCGCCAGTCTGGGCACCGAGGCACTGTCCTTCAGCGCTCAGCACGGCATCCTGACCAAACGCAAACAGGACAAGGACAACCTGTTCTCAGCGGCGGAAGAAACCGCCCTGGAATTCGAGGAAGTCACCGACCCTACCGGCATGTTTGCCGCACTCAAAGAGAAAGTCGGCGAGCTCCTAGGCAAGAGCAAGGAAAAGGAAGGCAAGGACGCCACCAGCTTCGCCGCCCTGGGCGAACTGATCGAAAGCCTGGCCACCCACGGCAGCGAACAGGCCGAAGCCTTCGCCGCTGAACAGAAAGCCCGCCAGGAATTGGAAGCCAAGTTCGAAAAGCTCGACACCGCGTTCGCCGACCTGGTCAAGCACCTCGGCGCCACCGAGGACCTCAGTCAGCAACCCCGACCGCCCCTTTCCGGCGGTAACGGGCAAGCCCTCGCTGACTACTGATCCCCCCGTCGCAGCCCCTTACCAGTTCGGAGAGCACCATGCGTAAAGAAACTCGAATCGCCTTCAACGGCTACCTGTCGCAGCAAGCCAAGATCAACGGCGTCGACTCGGTAGAAGTGAAATTCACCGTCGCGCCGACACCGCAGCAAAAATTGGAAAGCGCGATTCAGGAGTCCAGCGGCTTCCTGAAAAAGATCAACATCATCCCGGTCGATGAGGCCGAAGGTGAAGCAATCCTGCTGGGCGTTAATGGTCCAACCGCCGGCCGCACCAACACCAGCGCGAACAATCCGCGTCAGCCGCGTGATGTCAGCGGGCTGAGCAAGGACACCTACAGCTGCAAAAAAACCAACTTCGACACCGCGTTCCCTTACGCAAAACTGGATGCCTGGGCCAAATTCCCCGATTTTCAGCCGCGCTTGTCCAGCTCGATCGCTGAACGCCAAGGCTTGGATCGGATCATGATCGGCTTCAACGGCACCAGCGTCGCTGTCGACACCAATCTGTCGACCAACCCGCTGTTGCAAGACGTCAACATCGGGTGGTTGCAGAAAGTCCGCGTCGCGGCACCGGAGCGCGTGCTCGATGAGGGCGACACCCCGGGCAAGATCACCGTAGGCCCCACCGGCGACTACAAAACTCTCGATGGACTGGTGTTCGATGCCATCCAGATGCTGGACCCATGGCACCGCAAACGCCCAGATCTGGTCGTGATTGTGGACCGCGCTTTGCTGCACGAGAAACAACTCAAGGCCGTCGAAAAAGGTGCCGCCTCCAACCTGGAAGAAAACGCCGCCGACGAAATCGTCAATAAAGGCCGTCTGGGCGGACTGCCGATCGAGGACGCGCCGTTCTTCATCTCGGGCGGCGTACTCATCACCACGCTGAGCAACCTGTCCATTTACTACCAGGCCAGCGCTCGCCGTCGTCACCTCAAGGACGAGCCGGAATACGACCGCGTTGCCGACTACCAGTCCTCGAACGAGGCGTATGTCGTCGAAGACCTCGGCCTGATCGCCCTGGTCGAAAACATCGAGAGGGTATAAGCCATGTCGCTGACCCTTGCCCAACGCAGCCAGCTGCGCAAACGCGCAGCACTGGAGGCCGCAGCCGTCGCTCCGGCCGCCCTGATGGAAGGTGCCACCGGTTACGAGGTCATGCTGTCCAAACTGCAGCAGGACCAATTCCGTCTGAAGCAGGTGCAGTCTCAAGAGGGCAAGGCGAAGCTCAAGACCGAGATGCTTCCCGATTACGTGCCCTACGTTGACGGCGTCCTTTCTGCTGGGCAGGGCGCCCAAGACGACGTGGTCACCACCCTCATGGTCTGGCGCTTCGATGCGGGCGACTTTGCTGGCGGACTGCAGGTCGCTGAGTACGTCCTGAAACACGGCCTGATGATGCCGGACCGTTTCAACCGCACCACCGGCTGTTTGGTGGCCGAAGAAGTGGCCACGGCCGCACTCAAGGCTCAAAAGGCCGGCGGCACCTTCCCGCTGGAGATCCTCACTGACACCGCTGTACTGACCGAAGACCAGGACATGCCCGACGAAGCCCGCGCCAAGCTCGTGCTCGCCCTCGGCCGCGCCACCTTGGAAGGCATCGACGACGTGAAGCCTGGGCAACCCGGTCAATTGCAAGCCGGCATCGATCTACTCAAACGAGCCATCGAACTGCACAGCAGCTGCGGTGGCAAGAAAGATCTGGAACGCGCTGAGCGCCTCCTCAAGAAACACACTGGCCCAGCCAGTTAACCGAGCGTCCCCACGCACCCGGCGGCTCGGGGCGGATCAGCAGGTTTACTCCTTGCCCAGCTGTGAAGTCCCGACCACCGCCGACCTATTCGAGCGACAAGCATGAGCGGATTTATCGCCGGCGGTATCCCGACTATCGCCTTCCCGATCGGCAACGGCACCTTCTGGCCAGAGATTGACGGCCAGCATTTGCGCGCCGCCATGCGTATCACCGATGCGGTCACTGACGATCGCCTCGAGGTCGCGACCGTCAACGCCATGATCGAGGCAAACCGTGAGCTTGCCGGCTACCGGGCCGCCAAGCAGGCCCTGGGCTTTGCTTCTCTGTCCGACGTGCCAGCGGAACAAATCAAAGACGAAAGCCAGCTGCTGCACCTATACCGCCGCGTCATTTACTGCAACGCGCTGGCCGAGCTGGTGGAGCGCTACAGCAGTTTTGATGCCACCAATAGCGGCGAGAAGAAGGTGACTGAGGAAGAAAGCAGCGCTGACCAACTGCGCCGTGATGCCCGAAAAGCGCTGCGCAGCATTCTCGGTATCAGCCACACCACCGTGGAGCTGTTGTGATGGAAAAGCTCGAGCTTATCGACTGGAACGAAATCTCACGCCTCGGATTACTCGAGCGCATTAATCGAGAAATCATGCACCCACTTGGCTTTGCCGTATGCCGTCAAGTCGAAACTGGAACCTCTCCCGGTGCGCTGGTCTCCCCCGATGGTAGCTGGTGCTACCCAGATCAAGTCAGTGATTCCGGGGTGGCCGAATGACTCCTGCCGTGATCGCCAACCAGGGCGAAACCGTCGATGCCATTTGCTGGCGAATCTACGGCCGGACTGCAGGCGTCACTGAGGAAGTATTGAACGCCAATCCCGGGCTCGCCGACCTTGGACCGATCCTTCCGCACGGCACCCTGGTGCAGTTGCTAGAGGTGGCCCCCCAAGCAGAACAACGACAGATGGTGAATCTATGGGACTGACTCAACGCTTGCCGGCCCAGAACACACACCAGCTTCCCACCCTCAACCTCGGACAGCGGAATGAAGCGCATGCCTGACAAACCGGACACCTGGGCCTGGCTCGCGACCTGGCTCGAACAAAACTGGTCCGCCCTCTACGCCGGGGGCCTCGCTGCTGTCATTGCGGCGCTGCGGATCATGTACGGCGGCGGCACCCTGCGCCGTGTCGCGCTGGAGGCCCCGCTATGCGGCGCATTGGCTCTGGCTGGTAGCCACGGCCTGTCCCTGCTAGGAATTCCCGCGTCGACCAGCCCGTTCTTTGGTGGGGTCATTGGACTGCTCGGTGTTGAAGGCACTCGGGCGCTGGCCAATCAATTCTTCAAGCGCAAGGTGGACCAGGTATGACAACCCTTCGCCATGGTGATCGCAACCAAGATGTTCGCGTGCTGCAGCAACGCCTCAATCTGGCCGGTGCCTCTCTTTTCGTGGACGGCCTGTTTGGTGATGCGACAGAGAGTGCGGTGCGCGTCTATCAATCCAAGATGGGGTTGGTCGCTGACGGTATCGCCGGCCGCAAGACGCTGGGGGCGCTGATCGGTGACGACTGCTCAGCCTTCCTGCGCAGCGCCACGCTGAAGGCAGCGGCTGCGCGCCTGGGTGTCGAGCTCGCGGCCATCCTCGCCGTCAATGAAGTGGAGAGTCTGGGCGCAGGCTTTCTCGACAACGGCAAGCCGAAGATTCTCTACGAGCGGCACATCATGTATCGCCAGCTGACCAAGCCACGCACCCCGGAAGATGACGTGACTGCACTGCAGGCCCACGCCGATGAGCTGGCCACCTGCCAACCCAACCTGGTCAACCCGCGCGCCGGGGGATATGCCGGCGGAAGTGCCGAACACCAAAGGCTGGCCAACGCGCGGCTCATCGATGACACCTGCGCGCTTGAGTCGGCCAGTTGGGGCGCCTTCCAGATCATGGGCTTTCACGCGGTACGCCTGGGCTATTCCAGCGTGCAGGATTTTGCCGCACGCATGGCCAAGGACGAAAACGAGCAGTTCGAAGCGTTCGTGCGTTTCCTCGAGGCCGATCCGGCACTGCTGAAAGCGCTCAGGACAAAAAAATGGGCTGTGTTCGCCAAGGGTTACAACGGCCCCGATTACCAACGCAATCTGTACGACACCAAGCTGGAGCGCGCCTATCAACGGCATGCCGCCGGCTGCCCTGTGCCGGAGGCCGCATGATCGATTTCGACGCTGTGCAACGACTGAACGTAAAGGATGGCGATCTTCTGGTGGTCCCTGAGTCCACCGATCATGAGGACATGGCACTGCTGTGTGAGGCCCTCCACATCATGACCCCGGGCTGCAGAGTCGTGATCGTGCGCGGCCCCCTTGCCAAGCTGGATGTCGGCGACATGAACAAGCTCGGCTGGTACCGCGCATGAGCTCCCAGCGCCAGACGCTGTATGGCCTCGCCTTGCTCGGCGCCCTGGCCTTGTTGATTTGGGGCCAGGAACAGCGCATCGCAATCGCCGACAAGAACACCGAGCTGGCAGCGAAAGACGCTAAGACGGCCCGTGACGATGCAGACCGCAATCTGGCTACCGCGAACAACCTGCGCGACACCCTGCAACAGGAACGAGGTTCGCAGGCCTCTTTGCGCATCCAGCAAGATCAACTGCGCCAGAGCCTGACCAAACGTGAACAAACGATCGAGGCATTGAAACGTGAAAACGCCGAACTACGGATTTGGGCTGACCAGCCTCTGCCTGATGCTGCTCGCCGGCTGCGCGAGCACCCCGCCCTCACCGGCGCCGACGCTTATCGTCAGTGGCTGTCCGGCCGTGGTTCCGTGCCGGCTGCCGGCAACGGAACCGGACAATAACGGCACACTGCTCACCGATCAGGATCGCGCCGAGGCCGCCTGGGCCGACTGCGCCGCACAGGTCGATATGGTTTACCAACACCAGGTGCAACATGAACAAGCCCGATAACCTCCGCGCCCACCTGCTGGCCGCCGTCCCTGAACTCAGGCACAACCCCGACCGGCTATTGATCTTTATCGATAACGGCAAGGTTCGGTGCACCGCGGCTGCCGGTTTGTCCTTCGAGTACGCCTATGACTTGCAAATCATCCTGACTGACTTCGCCGGGCACCCCGATAGCGTGATACTGCCCCTGCTCGGCTGGCTGCGCGTGAATCAGTCAGAGTTGCTGGCCAACCTGGACAAGTCCGCCGATGGCATCAAATTTGAGGCCGATGTCATCGACAACAGCAAGGTCGACATGAGCCTCAGCCTACCGCTGACAGAACGTGTCATTGTCAAGAAACAGGCTGATGGCACCTACAGCGCTAAGCATGCGACCGAACCGCAGTACACGCCCTACGAGCAGATCGACGGCCCAATCCAGGTGTTTGTCGATGGTGAGCTGATTGCCGAATGGCAGTCACCGCAGCCAACCGATTCCATGGCCTTGACCAGCCCTCACCCGCAGCGCCCCGGCAATGAGTGAACTACACGCGCTCGAAGATTGGGCCGGACTGTTGCTACATCGGCTGGAGCCGCCGGCGCGAACAACACTGGCTCGAACCATCGCCCAGCAACTGCGCCGCAGCCAACAGCAACGCATCACGGCTCAGAGTAATCCGGACGGCAGCAAATACGCGTCCCGCAAGCCACGCGACTTGCGTGGCAAACAGGGTCGCATCAAGCGCAAACTTAAGATGTTCCGCAAATTGCGCACCGCCAGCTATCTCAAGGCCAAAAGCGACAGCAACCTGGTCAGTGTCGGTTTCACCGGGCGAATTTCGCGTATCGCCCGGGTGCACCAGTACGGACTAAAAGATCGTGCTGAACGTGGTGCCCCGGAGGTGAAATATAAGCAGCGGGAAGTACTAGGATTCACCGATGCGGATCTCGATCTGATCCGCGACATGTTGCTCAATCAGTTAACGCAGTGAGGCAGTTCTCAACCACCATCTTTTTTATAGTAATTGGTCTCAGTCCATTCATGCTTGCATGACGTACAGCGGTACTTCGAGCGATTCTCCATATCACTGACGGTGACCCGAGCCCACTCGGTCTGACGAGTATTGAGGTTGGTAACACTGCGCTGCTCCGTTCGAACACCCACCAGCGTATCCACTGAACTCAAGCAGTTAACCGTGTGCTTACTGCACCGAACACACTGCTTTGGCATGAACATGCCCCACACATACCAAACCGCTAAGCCACCAAAGCCAAGCCCTAAAAGCCAAAGTGCTTTGACATTCTGTGGTTGGAAATACATAAGCACGAAGCCAGCTACGACACCAAACAAGGAGATTCGAAAAATATCGGTGCGGTGGTCCTTTTGTCGAATGATGCCTGTCTCACGCAGTGATTGAGCTTGTGCACGGTGCTCATTAACCAGATCTTTAGGGAGTGCCTGGGTAGCAGATGACGGTGCTGTTACAGGGGTATCCGCAATCGCTTCGAATTGTTTGTCGACAGCATTTTTTAGGGACTGGATTATGCTTTTTCCTTCCCCCCAGTCAAAAGCCTGACCGGAAAAAGTACTGATAGTTAAGACAGCTCCCGGGCTACCAGTCGCGACAGTCAGGTTTATTTGCTGACCGAAGCTCTTCATGCTCCATTTTGAATCGCATGAAATAACGCCGCCGGCACGATCGGTAAACTTTAGTTTAAAGCCGAGCTCCGCCACAGATTTCAGCACTGCTGAATAGAGCAAATTTCGGTCTGTGTCGGGGTAGTGAAATGTATCCTGCGCCATAAACAATCCTTTTAGAGAGCCTTAAACCGTCCAACCCATAAACGCCATCACTATGCCACCCCCGTCTGTTTTGATGTACATCGAAATTCGAAGTCAACGTTAACTACGTCTGGTTTCCTTAATTTTTGGCGCCATGCGCTGAATCCCAACGACTTATTCCACTGTACTGTTGCCGTTTACAAGTCTGCCTGGCTGCATACGCGCACGCGTGGCGCCACCATCGGCGACATGACCAATATCGCCGCCCTCTCCCGCCTGCTGGAAAATCTCATCCGCTTTGGCACTGTTGCCGAAGTCCAGATGAAGCCACCGCGCGTGCGCGTGAAAACCGGGGATCTGCTCACAACCTGGCTACCGTGGATTGCCGTGCGCGCCGGTCTGGACCAGGACTGGGACCCGCCCACCGTAAATGAGCAGGTCATTCTGTTCAGTCCCTCCGGACAGCTCGCTAATGGCGTAGCCCTCACGGGCATTTTCAGCGACGAGCATACGGCCAATGGGGATCGCGACGGCCTGCAACGCCGGACCTATCGCGATGGCGCCGTCATCGAATACGACAGCGTTGCGCATCACCTGCGCGCGGTCTTGCCCGAGGCAGGCACCAGCGAGCTGATCAGCAAGGGCGGAATTCACATCGTTGGCCCGATAACCCATGAAGGTGACTACACCCAGACCGGCAATCAGACCATCACCGGCAAGGTCACCGTCTCGGAAGACGTCGTCGCGGCCGGCATCAGCCTGGTCAAACACCTGCACGGCGGCGTGAAGGCCGGTCCCGATCAGTCAGGGAAGCCCCTATGAATCGAGAAACCGGCAGCGCCATCGGCAACCTGGAACACATCCGCCAGTCGATTGCCGACATCCTGACCACCCGCATTGGTACCCGAGTTATGCGTCGCGACTATGGCAGTTTGCTGCCGGAGCTGGTCGACCAGCCTTTCAACGACGCTACGCGGTTGCGTGTTTATGCCGCGACCGCCATGGCCGTGCTGCGTTGGGAGCCCCGCATTAGCCTCAGTCGCGTGCAGTTCAGCGGTGTCAGCCTGCAGGGTGAGGTCGTGTTGGAGCTCGAAGGCGCCGAGGTCGATAGCAATGAACAGCACAACTTGAGCATTCCGCTGCAACTGGGGGCCAGTGTATGAACACCTTTGTCCCGATCGACCTCAGCCAGCTCCCGCCACCGCAGATCGTTGAGCAAATCGACTTCGAATTGATCCTGGCCGAACGCAAGGCGTACGCCATCAGCCTGTGGCCGGTTGAGCAGCAAGCAGAAATCGCCGCGCGTCTTGAGCTGGAATCTGAACCACTGACCAAACTGCTTGAGGAGAACGCCTACCGCGAAACCATCTGGCGCCAGCGGGTCAATGAGGGTGCCGTGGCCAACATGCTCGCCCTCGCCCAAGGCGCCGATTTGGAAAATCTGGCCGCCAACTACAACGTCGAACGCCTGGTGGTGCAGGTCGGCAACCCCACTCCCGTGCCGCCAATTCCCGAGATCCTGGAGAGCTACGATAGTTTGCGAGAGCGTGCCCAGATGGCCTGGGAAGGGCTCAGCACCGCCGGCCCGCGCAACAGCTATATCTTTCACGCTCGCGCCGCCGACGGTCGCGTGGCCGATGCCACAGCGGAAAGCCCAAGCCCCGCTGTGGTGGTGGTTACGGTGCAATCCTTGCTGGGAGATGGCAGCGCAGATGCGAGCCTGCTCAACGCGGTCAACACCTACCTCAGCGACGAAGACCGCCGTCCGGTCGCCGATCGCCTGACCGTGCAGAGCGCGACTGTCCTCCCCTACCAAGTCAAGGCGCGGCTGTACCTAAAAACCAGCGGCCCCGAATCCGAACCGATCCTCGCTGCCGCCTATCAGCGCTTGCTCGACTACACACAACAACGTCGCCGACTGGCCATGGAGGTTTCCGAATCCGCCATCCACGCCGCGCTACATGTCGAGGGCGTGCGTAAAGTCGAGCTGGATAACTGGACCGATATCGCTGCCACGCCATACCAAGCGCCCTACTGCACCGGCATCACGCTCACTCAAGGGGTGGAGTAATGGGCGCGGTGTCGCTGTTGCCGCGCAATGCCAGTCAGTTGGAACGGCTGGCGGCCGAAGCATTGGCGCAGATTCAGCGCACCCCAATTCCGTTGCGCCAGCTCTGGAACCCAAATGAATGCCCACTCGAGCTACTGCCGTACCTGGCTTGGGCGTTTTCCGTGGATCGCTGGGACAGCAAATGGACCGAGACCACCAAGCGTGCCGCCATTCGCTCGGCGTACTACATCCATTCCCGCAAAGGCACCATCGGTGCACTACGCCGCGTCGTCGAACCCCTGGGCTACCTGATCGAGGTCGTCGAGTGGTTCAACACCGTCCCTGCAGGCGTACCCGGCACCTTCGCCTTGAAGGTCGGCGTGCTGGACACCGGTATCACCGACGAGATGTACCAGGAACTGACCTTCCTCATCGATGACGCCAAGCCCCGTAGCCGGCACCTGACCGGCCTGGCCATCAGCCTCGAAACCACCGGCCAACTTTACGTGGGCTCTGCCGTAATCGAAGGCGACGAGCTCAGCGTGTATCCACCCGTCCAGCGTGACATCGAAGTCACCGGCGTCATTGGCCGGGGCGGCCGCGACCATACCATTGACACCCTGGATGTATTCTCATGATCGACCAAACCTCTCAGTTCTTCGCCATCCTGACCAACATCGGTGTCGCCAAGCAGGCCAATGCTGATGCCTTGGGCATCGCCTGGAAAATCACCCAGATGGGCGTCGGCGATGCTAACGGTACCGAGCCGGTGCCCTCGGCCGCGCAGACATCACTGATCAATGAGCGCCGTCGCGCGCCGCTGAATCAGCTAAAGGTCGATCCGGCAAACGCCGCCGTCATCATCGCCGAGCAGGTCATTCCGGAGGATGTGGGCGGCTGGTGGATTCGCGAAATTGGTTTGTACGACTCCGATGGCGACCTGGTGGCTATCGCCAACTGCGCCCCCTCGTACAAGCCATTGCTCACACAAGGCTCTGGCCGCACACAGGTCGTGCGGATGAACATGATCGTCAGCAACTCCAGCAACGTTGAACTGAAGATCGATCCCAGCGTGGTCTTGGCCACCCGCGCCTACGTCGACGCAAAAGTCCTGGAAGAACTGAACAAGCAAGATTTCAAGTATTCGGTGTTGGTCGCTACCACGGCCGCCATCACCCTGAGCGGTGTGCAAACCATTGACGGTACTTCCGTGCCGGCTGGCTCGCGCGTCTTGGTCAAGAATCAGGCTGCCGCCAAGGACAATGGCATTTACCTCTCGGCAACCGGCGCCTGGTCGCGAGCGGCCGATGCGGACGCCAGTGTCGAAGTAACCCCAGGCCTGTTCGTACACGTCGAGCAAGGCACCGCCAGCGGTGACAGCGTCTGGCAGTTGGTCACGGATGCGCCGATTGTCCTAGGCACCACCTCGCTGACTTTTGAAATGATCAGCGGCCGTACCGGTATCGGCGCCGGCACCTACCGCAGTGTCACGGTCGACAAGTACGGACGCGTCATGGCAGGCACTAACCCCACCACCCTGGCCGCCTATGGCATCACCGATGCGCAACCGCTGGACGCGGAACTCACCGCACTGGCGGCCATCAGCACCAACGGCATATTGGCCAGAACCGGTGCCGGCACCGCTGCATCGCGCAGCATTGTGGCAGGTGCCGGCGTATCGGTAGCCAACGGCGACGGTGCAGCGGGGAACCCCACGATATCGCTGAGCGTCAGCGGCATCACGGCAGGCACCTACCCCAAGCTCACCATCGACCAATATGGGCGTGCGACGGCGGGAGCGGCTTTGGTCGCTGCTGATATTCCGGCACTGGACTGGACCAAAATCGGCTCGGGAAAACCAACGACGCTGGGCGGCTATGGCATCACCGATGCTCAGCCATTGGACGCAGATCTGACGGCGCTGGCTGCGCTGGTCACCACAGGGCTATATGCCAACACCGGTCCTGGAACGGCCGCTGCTCGTAGCATTGCCGTGGGCGCCGGTCTCAGTGTTAGCAATGGCGATGGTGTTGCCGGTAACCCGACACTGGCCAACACCGGGGTGTTATCGGTCGCCGGTACCGCCAATCAGATCACTGTGTCAGGCTCCACCGGCAACGTGGTGTTCTCATTGCCGCAGTCGATCCACAGTGGCGCGACACCATCCTGGGCGCAGATCAACCTGGCAGCGGACCCTACTGCCGCGCTGCACGTCGCGACCAAGCAATACGTCGACAACTTGATCAGCGGACTGGATGTCAAAACGTCGGTGCTGGTGGCAACCACCGCGAATATCGCCCTATCGGGCACACAGACCATTGATGGGATCGCAGTCACCGCCGGGGCCCGTGTCCTGGTCAAGAACCAGACCACGCCCAGCCAAAACGGCCTTTACCTTTGTGCGGCAGGCGCTTGGATCCGCACCACCGACGCCGACACCTGGAACGAACTGGTGTCAGCTTTCGTCTTCGTCGAGAAGGGGACGCAAAACGCCGACACCGGCTGGGTCTGCACTATCGACCCGGGCGGCACATTGGGAACTACCGCCATCACCGTGTCGCAATTCGCCGGCGCGGGCACCGTCACAGCGGGAGCGGGCATTGATGTGGTGGGCAACCAGGTTGCTCTGACCGTTAGCGGCGTGGTCGCTGGCACATACCCCAAAGTCACCGTCGATCAATATGGTCGCGTGACGGCAGGCGCGCCATTGGTCGCAGCAGATATCCCGGTGCTGGACTGGGCCAAAATCACTACGGGCAAGCCAACCACGCTGGGTGGCTACGGCATCGCGTTACCGACCCAAACACAGGCAGAGACTGGCACCGACAATGCCCTACCAATGACTCCGCTGCGGGTGTTTCAGGCCATCGCGAAAGTTGTGGCACAGGCCACGGAAGCGGCGTTTGGCTGGGCCAAGATTGCCACCCAAGTACAAACAAATGCTGGCACGGACGACGCAACGATCGTCACGCCAAAAAAAATGCGGTTCGGGTTTGCCATTTCGCTCGGTCAGAACGGTTACGTGGTTTTCCCGTCGTGGATGCTAGGCCTGATTTTTCAGTGGGGTGTGGTTAATGGCATCCCGGCTGCAAGCACTACTCCAGGAACCGTAGGTCCCATCCTGGACATCGCGTTGCCCATAGCCTACCCAACCACCGCGCTGATCGTATCTGCCGCAATGAACTACACAACCATGGCCACAACGGCATCTTATGCGCCTGGCGCCTCAATCATTTCGAATTCCGTTATCCGCCTGCAAAACAACTACACGGCTTCCGCTGGGAACATTTCCTGGTGGTCGGTCGGATGCTGAAGGAAGTGAAAATGACCAACTTTTATTACAGCCCATCCGCCAATGGCTTCTACAACTCGGACGTCTACGCAAGTGAGCACCTTCCTCTGGACGCCATCGGTATTTCCAAGGAGCGTTACGAAGAACTGCGCGATGGGCAATCGGGGTTGAAGCGGATCGCGCTCGATGCGGATGGCATTCCGGCGCTGATTGACGTCGCCGTCAATGCGGATGAGCTGGCGGCGAACCGTGAGCGCAACTGGCGCGATTCGGAGATTGTGCGCGTCCAGTGGCTACGCGAGCGTCACCGTGACGAACTGGAACTATCGTCACCGACCAGCCTGAGCGCTGAGCAGTACAGTGAGTTGCTGACTTACCTGCAATTGCTGCGCGATTGGCCGCAGTCATTGGACTTCCCGGTGCAAGAGCTTCGTCCAGCTCAACCCTCATGGTTATTTGAGCTGACGCAGTAAGGCTAAGCTCAGACCATTATCACCCGCGCCCTGTAGGGCCCATCTCTACAAGCCTGCGTGCTCGCCCAACCAACGCGCGCGCGGCAGCCTGTGCAGTGTCTTTCCACCACTGCGCAGGCAACCTCCATGGCCGACGAATACCATCACGGCGCGCGAGTCCTCGAAATCAACGAAGGCACCCGCCCCATTCGCACCGTTTCCACTGCTGTCATCGGTTTGGTCTGTACTGCCGAAGATGCGGATGCCACGGTTTTTCCTCTGGACACTCCCGTCCTGATCACCAATGTGCAAGCCGCGATCGGCAAGGCCGGTACCCAAGGCACTCTGGCCGCCAGCCTGCAGGCGATCGCCGATCAGACCAAGCCGATCACCGTTGTCGTGCGTGTTGCAAAGGGCGCTGATGAAGCGGCAACCACCAGCAACCTGATCGGCACCACCACCGCTGCCGGCAAATACACCGGAATGAAAGCCTTGCTCGCTGCCAAGTCGCGCCTGAAGGTCACCCCGCGCATTCTCGGTGTACCAGGTCTCGACACTCTTCCAGTGGCTACCGCCCTGGTCGCCGTCGCCCAGCAGCTGCGCGCGTTCGCCTATGTCAGCGCCTGGGACTGCCAGACCAAAGAAGAAGCGACCGCCTACCGCGAGAACTTCGGCGCCCGGGAAGTCATGGTCATCTGGCCGGACTTTCAGAATTGGAGCACCGTCACCAACGCGACCGTCAATGCCTCGGCCGTTGCCCGAGCACTGGGCCTGCGCGCCAAGATTGACCAGGAAGTGGGCTGGCACAAAACCTTGTCCAACGTCGCCGTCAATGGTGTCACCGGCATCAGCGCCGACGTGTTCTGGGATCTGCAGAACCCCGCTACGGATGCCAACTACCTCAACGAAAACGAGGTCACCACCCTGATCAACGAGGGCGGCTATCGCTTCTGGGGCAGTCGCACCTGCAGCGATGATCCGCTGTTTGCCTTCGAGAACTATACCCGCACAGCCCAGGTACTCGCCGACACCATGGCGGACGCGCAGATGTGGGCGATCGACAGACCCATGCACCCGTCGCTGGTGCGCGACATGCTCGAAAGCATCAACGACAAGTTCCGCGAAATGATCGCTGGCGGGTACCTGATCGGTGGTAGCGCTTGGTTCCCCGACGACATCAACGACGAGACCACGCTCAAGGCCGGCAAGTTGTACATCGACTACGACTACACCCCCGTGCCGCCGCTGGAAGACCTCACCCTGCGTCAGCGCATTACCGACCGCTACCTGGTCGACTTTGCCAGCCGCCTCAACAGCTAACCCGGGCCTCCCCTCGCGGGGAGGTAACCCTGCGCCAGCCGACCGGAGAACACCGCCATGGCCATGCCCCGCAAACTCAAGAACATGAACCTTTTTAACGACGGCAACAGCTACCTGGCCGTCGCCAAGTCCGTCACCTTGCCCTCCCTCGGACGCAAGATGGAGTCGTATCGCGGCGGCGGCATGAACGGTCCGGTCAAGGCTGACCTTGGCTTCTCCGATGACGGCATCAAGCTGGAATGGAAAACCGGTGGCCTCGATCTGATCTCCCTGCGCCAGTTCGGCACAGTCAAGGCGTCCGGCGTGTTGCTGCGTTTTGTCGGCACCTTCCAGCAAGACGACACCGAGGAAATGAGCGCTGTCGAAGTCGTGGTCCGTGGCCGTCACGAAACCATTGAAATGGGCGACGCCAAGCCGGGTGAAGACACCGAGCACAGCATGACCACCACCTGCAGCTACTACAAATTGATCGTCGATGGCGAAGTCATCATCGAAATCGACCTGCTCAACTTTGTGGAGACGGTCGACGGAGTCGACATGCTCGAAGCGCAGCGCAAAGCCCTGGGCATCTAATTCAACTCGCCCTCGATCGAGGGCCTACCTCACACCTTGGAGCACCTCATGTCCATACCTGACACCGCAGAATCCGTCGTTAACGCGCCTGAAGAGAACAAGCTCGACGAGAACACCGTCGAGCTCGATACCCCCATCCAGCGCGGCAAGCAAATCATCAGCACCGTCACCCTGCGCAAGCCATGTGCCGGCGAGCTGCGTGGCATTCACCTGGCCGAGCTGCTGAACCTCGATGTGGCCAGCTTGATCAAGGTCATCCCGCGCATCAGCTCTCCTGGTATCACCGCGCCCGAAGCTGCCGGCATGGACCCGGCCGACCTGCTGGCCATTGGCGGCAAGGTCGTCGGTTTTTTGCTGCAGAAGCAGGCGAAGACGGATGCATCCCTCGTTGCGTAGAGGACGCCATGGCCGATCTGGCCGTGGTCTTTCACTGGGCGCCAGCCGACATGGATCGGCTGGGCCTGCAGGAACTGATGGACTGGCGCGAGAGGGCGCGGGTTAGGAGTAGCGCCGATGGCCAATGATCTACGACTTCAGGTATTGCTTAATGCCATCGACAAGGCCTCCGCGCCACTGCGGCAAATTAGCCAGGGCAGCCTCGAAACTGCCCGGGCACTGAAGGCCGCCCGCGATCGGTTGAAGGAACTCAACACCCAACAAAATGACATCAACGCCTGGCGCTCCCAGCGCGCAGCCGCTCAAGAGACCAGCCAAGCGCTGGAAGCCGCGCAAGCCAAAGTCAAAGGACTTAGCCAGCAATTCGCGGCCACTGGCGTGCCAACCAAAGCGATGGCCAGGGAATTCCGTGCGGCCGTGCGGGAAGCTCAGGCCCTGAAACAAGCCCACCAGCAACAAAGCGAAAAGCTCCAGGGATTGCGCAGTCGACTTCATGACGCCGGCATCAGCACCAAATCCCTCACCAGCCAAGAGCGCCAGCTACGCGAGCAAATCAGCGCGACCACGGCCAGCATCAATACGCAAAACCAGCGCCTTGCCGCCTTGAATGCACGACAGGCCCGGGCAGCGAAACTGCGCACCAACTTCGGTAAGAGTCGGGAAATGGTCGGAGTCACCGCAACGGCGGGCGCCAGTGCCGTTGCCACCGGTGCGGCCGCTGGGCTGCCAATTCTGGCGATGGTGAAGAACTACTCGAGCTTCGAAGACGCCATGGCTGGTGTTACCAAGCAGGTCGACGGTGCCCGAGACGACAATGGAAAACTCACCCAGACCTATTACGACATGGGAGCCGCCATCAAGAAGATGGGCGAAAGCATACCCATGGCTACCACGGACATCGCTGCGCTCGTTGAGGGCGGCGCGCGCATGGGCATCCAGGGCAAAGACAATCTGCTCGAGTTCGCCCGCGTCGCAGCCACGGCTGCCACGGCCTTTGAAATGCCCGCCGACCAAGTCGGCGAAAGCCTGGCGCGGATTGCCCAACTCTTCAAACTGCCCATCAAGAATGTCAGCCAGCTCGGTGATGCGATCAACTACCTGGACGACAACGCCATGTCGAAAGGGTCTGACATCATTGAGGTCATGCAGCGCACGGCCGGTATCACTGCCTCGGTGGGCATGTCGTTCAAGGATGCGGCGGCCTTGGGTTCGACCTTCTTGACCCTGGGTGCTTCGGCGGAAGTCGCGGGCACCGCTACCAACGCCATGATTCGCGAGCTGGCGATTGCGACACAGCAGCCAAAGCGGTTTCAGAAAGGGTTGGCCGCTGTCGGACTTGAGGCAAAAGCCGTGCAGGAGGGCATGGCCAAGGACGCCACCGGCACCATTCAGAAGGTGTTGCAGGCAATTAACAAGTTGCCCAAGACCAAACAGCTCGGTGTCACGACTGAGCTGTTTGGCAAGGAGTACGGCGACGACGCAGCGAAGCTTGCCGCCAACATCGGCGAGTACCGACGCCAGCTCGATTTGGTGAATAGCACCAAGGGCAACGGATCAATGCAGCGTGAGGGCGACATTAAGGGCCAGCAACTGTCAGCTCGTTGGCAAATGACGCAAAACCGTCTGTTCAACCTCAGCAGCGCCTTGGGCGAAACCCTGCGCCCGACCCTCATTGAATTGGTCGACGGCTTCAACCGCATCATTGAACGGGTGAACACCTGGGCCACGCAAAACCCCACGATGGTTGCCAGCCTGCTGAAAGTCGCGGCTGGAATTGCCGCACTGTCTGCCGGGTTCGGTGTGGTCGCGCTCGGCATCGCCGGTGTGCTGGGCCCTTTCCTCGCCGTGCGTTTCACGCTGTCCACGGTAGGGCTGAAAATCCCTACGCTGTTAGGTTTGCTGAGAGTGCTGGCCACCACCCTTGGCGGGGGTCTGATCACGGCTATTCGCGCCGTCAGCATCGCCTTGTGGGGGTTGGCAGCTAACCCTGTGGCACTGGCCATCGCCGCCGTGGTGGCGACACTCGCCGGTGCCGGTTACCTCATCTATCAAAATTGGGACCAGGTGAAACAGTACTTCGCCAATGCCTGGACCGAGATTCAGGCCGGTTTCAGTGGCGGTATTGGCGGCATCCTCACCACGCTGGCCAACTTCAGTCCGATCGGGCTGATCTACCAGGCCTTCGCAGGTGTGCTGAGCTACTTGGGCGTGGACCTACCGACGCGCTTTACCGAGTTCGGCAACATGATCGTCAATGGTCTGGTCAACGGCTTGATGGCCGGGGCTGGGCAAATCAAGGAAGCCATTACCTCGATCGGCGGCTCCACCATCGACTGGTTCAAGGAAAAGCTCGGCATTCACAGCCCATCGCGGGTCTTTGCCGAGTTAGGTGGTTTCACCATGGCAGGCCTGACACAGGGTCTGCAATCCGGTGAACAGGGACCGCTGGACGCCGTTACACAGATCAGCAAGCAGCTCACCAGCGCGGGATCGTTCGTCATGAATGCGATTGCCGGCCCATCGTCAACGGGCGAACAACGCTCGCCAGCCGATGCTGCTGGTGTGGCTCAACCGTTGAAAGCCGCTCAAGCAGTTGCGCAACCGACCGCGAGCGACACCAGCGGCGAGGCGTCGGGGGGGCTGGGGATTCTGGCTAGCCTCGGCAAACAGCTCACATCCGTCGGCACATCGGTAATGAGTGCGATCGTTGGTCCTTATGCCACGGGTGAACAGCGCTCCCCCACGCAAGCAGCGGGTTTGGCTCAACCCCTCAAGGCTGCACAAGCCATCGCACCCGCGACTACTCCATCTGGGTCTGCTGATATGGGAGTGATGGCGTCGCTGGTCAACTTGGGTAAACAGTTCACGATCGCCAGCGCCATGGCACTGGGCAGTCTCGCCGCGCCTGTCATGGCGATGGGGGCGGCCGCAACTCCAGCGATTCAAATCGACAACCGAGCCCCCGTCACACAACCGACTGCCTCGACCTACGACAGCCACGACCATTACGAAATCAACATTCACCCCGCCCCGGGCATGGATGCCCAAACCATTGTCCGCGCCGTGCGCGCCGAGCTGACCCGAATCGATCGGGAAAAGTCTGCCCGTAAGCGCAGCCAACTGTCTGACCAGGAGTGACACCCGCATGATGCTCGCCCTCGGCATGTTCGTTTTCAGCCTGCACACGGCTGCCTACCAGGAGATGCAGCGCCAGACGGAATGGCGCCACCCCAGCAGCAACCGAATCGGCGCCCAGCCTGCCCGCCAGTTTTTGGGCAGGGGTGAAGATGCCATCACCCTCCCCGGCATTATCCTGCCGGAGTTGGCCGGCACCGTTTTGAGCCTGGATTCGCTACGCCAGATGGCCGACACAGGCAAAGCCTGGCCCATGGTCGAAGGCACTGGCCGTTTGTGCGGGCTCTGGGTGATCGAGGGCCTGACGGAGACCAGGACGATTTTCTTTTCCAACGGCGCCGCGCGGCGAATTGAGTTCAACCTGAGTCTGAAGCGTGTCGACGATGGCCGTCTGGATCTGCTCGGTGCGAGCACGGGCGCCGGGTTGAACATTTTGAGGGGACTGCTGTGATCAATAGCGCGATTGCCCGCGTGACGGGTTATGTGAACAGCACCCTGGAGCAGAGCCGCCGCGATGCCACCTATCCGGTACCAGCGTTCCGCCTGACCGTCGATGGTAATGACATCGCTCAGTTGATCAGCCCGCGCCTGATGAGCCTGGAGTTGACCGACAATCGCGGTATCGAAGCCGATCAGCTCAGCATTACCCTCAGCGACCACGATGGCCTGCTGGCCATTCCACCGAAGGGTGCAATTTTGCGGCTGTGGCTTGGCTGGAGTGATACCGGCCTGGTCGACAAAGGCACCTACACCGTCGACGAAACCGAGCACAGCGGCGCTCCGGACGTGCTCAGCATCCGCGCGCGATCGGCGGACCTGCGAAAAGGTTTCAAGACCAAACGCGAACGCAGCTGGAGCAACACCACCTTGGGCAAGGTGCTGGCTGCAATTGCGAGCGGCAATGGCCTCACAGCAACGATTGCCGAAACACTGGGCGCCATGCCCATCTTGCAGCTCGACCAGGCCAATGAGTCGGATGCCAACCTAATCAGTCGACTGGGTGAAGAGTTCGATGCCGTGGCAACCGTCAAAGCTGGATGCCTGTTGTGCATGCCGGCCGGCGGCGGCAAGACGGCCAGCGGCATGGCCCTGCCCCATATCACCCTGACCCGCGTCGATGGCGATCAGCACCGGTACCTGCAAGCCGATCGCGACAGCTACGACGGAGTGCGCGCCTATTACTACGATGTGAACAGCGCTAAAAAGCAGGAAGCCATTGCCGGCGGTGGTGAAAACCTCAAAGACCTGCGCCATACCTACGGCGATCGACAGTCAGCCCTGCGTGCCGCCCGGGCTGAGTTCAATCGCCTGCAACGCGGCAGCGCCACCCTGAGCTACACCCTGGCTCGAGGCCGTCCGGATCTAATCCCGGAGCTAACCTACACGCTCCAGGGGGTGAAGGCCGAGATTGATGAAATCATCTGGTATGGAGGCAACGTGCAGCACAGCCTCAGCGCCGACAACGGGTACACCATGAGCTTGGATCTGGAAAGCAAATTGCCAGAGGACACGGTGGAAGGCTTGGCCGAGGAAATCAAAGGGGATTACACCGGCATCATTGCGTTCTATCGCGACAAAAAAACCGGGAAGGAGAAGACCATTACAGCCGGGAGCCAGAAGAAACCTAAGCGGCTGCGGTGGTTGTACGCCAGTGAGAGAACCGCGAAACGTGCGGTGGACCGAGAGTGGAAGAAGATCCAAGCTACCAAGCAGGCATGAAAAAAGACGCCCTCGAGCGCCTCCTTTCTAGTTTGATCAATCACTCAGGTGGCAGTTTTGTTATAGCCATCGCCGAGACAAAACGCAGAACGTGAGCACGGTCCTCCTTCCCTAGTCGGCGGTACCACCGCAGCAAAACACGCTCCTTCCGAGAGATGTATCGGCGTGGCTGTGGCTGTTCTTGGGCGGGGCTGTTTCCCGCCTTCAGTATCGACAACATGCGCAAACTCCATACGCAAGCACTGTATGTGCATACAGTACACGTGAGCAGGAATTTTGCCAACACGGTCACGGTTCGTTGGCACCGCAAATGAAAAGCCCGGCACTTGGCCGGGCTTAATACTTTGAGCATTTTGATGAGTCCGTCGCGGCAGTCCGGTCGGACGTCACCTGAAGCATTTCTACTGGGCATCAACGCAGGTTTGAAGCCGGCAAATTACAGCTTCACCTGCGTAGTGGCAGCAAGTGCACCAGTGAGGCGTTTGACAGAGGCGCGGTCATGTTCGGGAAGAGAGCGAAATTGTGCGAGGACCAATGATTCCTCTTCGCTGAGGTTCGCGGCATCTATCGAGTGCCGACTACCAGTAAGTATGAAATGAACATCCACAGCCATGCCTTGTAAAGCCGCCAAGTAGCGTACATCAGGCGAGCTTGACTCAAGTTCATACGCCTTCTGAGTTCCTCGGCTAACACCCGCAGCAATACCAAAATCGGTCTGGTTCATACCCAGGCGATCTCTTTCTTCACGTAGGCGTTCACCTACTCCAGACATAATGAGCACTTTTTTGATCAATACCAGTTGACTTGAACAGTTTTCTGCCCAAGAATCCTTGCTGTCGAACACGATTAAACACGGTTGAACACTATGCATGCCCTTCTAACCCCCGAGCAAGCCCGAGCAGCTCTAGACCGTCGGGGAAAAAGTATTGCGGAGTTCAGCCGCGAACATGGTCTGAACAAAAATTTGGTCAGTGATCTACTCAATGGACGCAAAAAAGGTCGTCGAGGCGAAGCACACCGGGCAGCAGTTTTGCTCGGGATCAAAGACGGCGAGGTTGCACAGTAGTGCTGCTAGCCAAGGAGGGAAACCAGAAGATGAAACGCCCAGTGCTAGAAACCAGACGCCAAGTAGTAAGTGCAGTGGTCTGCGCTTACCCAGGCGGTCGCGAATGCGCAGCAGCGCGCCTTGGCTACGAACTCAAGAAATTCGATAACCACGTTTATGAAAACGCCGGCAGCCGGCCATTAAGCGATGACCAGATTCACATGCTTGAGCGGGACGCCGGCACCAGTTTTTTCCCTGAGTACGTGGCTTCCCTTTACAGCGGTATGTTCGTGCCGATCGCCGCCCCTGAAACCCTGGACAACATCGAGTTGTATAGCCGTTCGGTCAGCACGGCAGCCAAGCGTGGTGTGGTCGATCAGATCATCGAAAAAGCGTTGGCCGATGGCGTAATCGAGAAGGGCGAGGCCGCAGCAATACTCGCGGCTCACAGCAAATACCTGAGCGCGCGCCATGCCGAGGTCCTGGCCACGATCCAGTTGCACAGCAAGGAGGCCGATCAGTGAGCACTTACAAACTTGTCTGCCCCCACTGCATGGGGCGTATGCGAATCCGAACCAGCGAAGGCACTCACATTTTCCTGCGCGTGGCTTACCTGCAATGCGTCAACGAGGCCTGCGGCTGGTCCGTGCGAGCCGAGTTTGAAATGACTCATGAAATGAGCCCGAGCGGCATGGCGAATCCTGCCGTTCGCCTTCCCGTCGCGGATATCGCCCTGCGTCGTGCCGCGATGAAGTCAGCCAACGATCAACCTGATTTGCTGGATCAACTGGAAATGGAGGCCACACTCGCATGAACGCCATCACCCTGACGATCAACCCCACCAATGACTATCGCGCCGCCATGCAGCAAGCGGCCGTGGCTTACCTGTATCGCCAACAAGGACAACACCTGTCCGGCGATTGCCAGTTGATTGAAAACTGCAGGCGCTACCTCATCCAGTCACTCGAAGTGCCTGAGCACCTGGTGCAACGCATTGCCGAGCTGGCAGTGACTGAGTTCGAAAGCATGACCACGAAGCGTGTAGCTCGGTTGGGCATCCATCCGGCCAGCAGTGCCTATCGCTACCTGGTCTGGTTGTTGGATACACAAACACAGAAGCGCTACCCCGTTCCGGCCCGCTTCTTACCAGCGCGCTTGCTGACCTCCCGCGACACCTCGAACTAAATCTGAACCGCCCCTACCGAATGCCCGCTTTCCGTGGGTAAGGGGAAACTGCACTTTATTGGTGGCCGAAATGAGCAATATCACCATCCAACTGGAGTTGAATCAGCAGCAGGCAGAGCAATACCTGCGTTGGCTCAACAGCCAGTACGACACCACCATGGCCGACATTTGGTACTCCGATCGCTATCGGAATGTACCCAGTGCACAGCGAGCGCCCAAGGTGCTTCAGGACGTTCCGCACCTTGCCGGCATTTGCCGGACTCGCAATGAGCTGAAAAAGCAGCTCGGCGCCGTCGCCATGGAGCGTGCGCAGTGAAGACCATGGACCACCAACTGCGTGCCGATGTACTCCAACGGCTTGAGGCTGACTATGGTCTGCAACACATGGCCGGCACCCAGTACATGCGTAAGGGCACGTGCCCCCAGTGCAATCAGCGGCGGCTGTTTTCCCGCTACGACGAGCCGTGGTTCATACGCTGCGGCCGCGAGCAGAAATGCCGGTATATGGAGCCGGTCAAGGAGCTGTATAGCGACCTGTTCGACGACTGGAGCAAGCGCGCGCCGGCCACCGACGATCAACCTGCTGCGAGTGCCAAGGCCTATCTGACATTCGCCCGCGGCTTCGACGTTAGCCAGATTGAAGGCTGGTACTCCCAGGAGCATTACTTTGACCGGGATCTGAACATTGGCTCGGCCACCGTTCGCTTTCCACTCGAAAAGGGCGGCTACTGGGAACGCCTCATCGACAAGCCGAACCGCTTCGGCAAGAAGAAGGCGCGCTTTAAACCCGGCGATAGCTACAAGGGTGTTTGGTGGGTGCCGCCCTGTGTGGATCTGCTGCAGGTGGACGAACTGTGGATCGTCGAAGGCATCTTTGATGCCATTGCCCTTGTGCTGAATGGCATCCCCGCCGTTGCCGCGCTTTCCTCGAACGCCTATCCAGAGGAGTCGCTGAAAGCCCTGATCAGCGTTCGCGGCGGTAAAACGCCAAAGCTCATTTGGGCACTGGACAACGAACCTGGTGCGCACAAATACACCCGCATGTGGGTCCGACAGGCACGTGACCTTGGGTTCACCTGCGAGGCTGCGCAGATCCCTCAGCCCGACTCTCGTAAGGTCGACTGGAACGATCTGCATCAGGGTTGGGCGTTCATGGACGACGTCGAAGCCCGCACCCAGCGGATCGACAAGGAGCTGGACGAGGCCAAGCATCACGGTGCCTTGCTGATCGCAGAAAGCGCCGTGGAAAAAGCCCTGCTCATGTACCAGTGGCGCGAGCGCGAGGAGTTTCACTTCGGCTTCGACTCCCGCCTGTACTGGTGGAAGTTGGACATTTCGAAGTTCAACAGCGCCATGCAGGCACTGGATGCCAGCGACAACCATGAAGACCAACAGCTGAACGACAAAGCACGTCGCGCCAAGGCGCTGCGCATGTCCGGCTGCGTGGTCGAGATCGCCAACTGCTATCCCAAGGCCCTGTATTTCCAGCGCAACGAGATTACCGATGAGTCCTGGTACTTCTTCCGCGTCGATTTCCCCCATGACGGCGGCTCAGTGAAAAACACCTTCACCGGTGGCCAGGTGGCAGCCGCCAGCGAATTCAAAAAAAGACTTCTCGGCATGGGCGCCGGAGCCGTGTTCACCGGTAGTGGACAACAGTTGGACAAGATCATGAAAGACCAGCTTTTCGGCATCAAAACCGTGCAAACCATCGACTACGTAGGGTACAGCCGGGAGTACGGCTGCTATGTATTCAACGACATCGCCATCAAGGAAGGGCAGCTCATCACCATCAACGAGGAGGAGTTCTTCGAGCTGGGCAAACTGAAACTCAAGAGCCTGCAGAAAGGCGTGAAGATCGCGCTGCAGAAGGACACCAAAGACTACGACGCGCGCTGGCTGGATTTGCTCTGGCAATGCTTTGGCGCCCAGGGCACCGTCGCGTTGACCTTCTGGTTTGGTTCGTTGTTCGCCGAGCAGATCCGCGCGCGGTACCAGTCGTTCCCCTTCCTGGAGGCCACGGGCGAAGCCGGTGCGGGTAAAACCACCTTGCTCACCCTGCTGTGGAAACTGCTGGGCCGCGAAGGGTATGAAGGCTTCGACCCGTCCAAATCCACCAAGGCCGGTCGTAGTCGCTTGATGGGTCAAATCTCCGGCATGCCCGTCGTGCTGCTGGAGTCGGATCGCAGCGGCGACGATAAGGTCCACGCCAAAACGTTTGAATGGGACGAACTGAAGGACTACTACGGCGGCGGCACGCTCGCGACCAAGGGTGTCAAAACTGCGGGTAACGAGACCTACGAGCCACCCTTCCGCGCAACCATTGCCATCAGCCAGAACGCACCGGTTGTCGCGTCCGAAGCGATCATGACCCGGATCGTGAAACTGCACTTTGTACGGCCAACCGTAACGGCCGAAAGCCGCGCGGCGGCCGACCTGCTCAATTCTCTGGAAGGCGCAAAGCTCAGCAACTTCTTGCTACAAGCGGTTCGCAAAGAATCAGAAGTGATGGATTTGTTTGCCCAGCGCATACCCGGTTACGAGGCCAAGCTACGCACCCTGCACAGCCATTGCTTCGCATGTGAGACGCCCTTTAAGAATGAGCAGGATAACTGTGACCACTGTGGCAACAAGCTTCGCGGCTACATCCGCGTAGAACGGATCAACAAGAACCATGCCCAACTGCTTGCCCTGCTCGACTGCCTGCGCCTGGTTGTGCCCCTCAGCGATGCTCAGATCAGCCACACCCGCACCCAGATAATCCGCATGGCGATCGAGCGGCAAGCGTCGATCAGCTCCGACCACCCGGTCGTGGCCGAATTCTGGGAAGTCTACGAGTACCTCGAAGGCCTGGACGCTGACGGCCCGGTCGTCAACCACAGCAAGAAAGACCACACCATCGCCATCAATCTCAACGATTTCGTCAAGTGTGCAGCCGAGCACCGCCAGAAGGTCGCCGACATTAGCGAACTGCGGGAGCGCCTAAAAGATTCCCGCTCGCGGAAGCTGATCGACACGAACAAGGCAACGGACAGCGCGGTGCGTGCCCACCAGGCGAAGCATTCCAACGCCGTCGTTACCAAGCAACCCATCGTGAAGTGCTGGATTTTTCAGGCCTGACCGTCAATCGCCGACAGGACTTATGGATGCAAATTCAAATACTCGCCGCTAGTGACACATCGCCCCCGCTGCAGGACCGCGTCATCGAGGTAATGCGCCAGATGGGCAACGATCACCGAAAAACCGTACAGGCCGACGCCTACGGGGCTGATGGTCTCGTCGACATCCTAGAGGTTCGCGCAACGAACGGTCAGCGCGAGATTTTGGTCCTGAACTGCTCGCGGCAGCAGATCCAGGCGGTATTGGATTGGCAGTCGAGCATTGAGGACGACGACGAATTTGAAGGCTTGGAGCTGCACCTGGTGCGAAAGCGAGACAGCGACATGTAACGCCGGCTGCAACCGGCCAACACTGAAAGGAGAGGACCATGCAGCGCACCAATGATGAACCGAATCAAGGCAGCAGGGATTTGTTGGGCAACTTGCTCAGCACGATCATCACGGGGTTTCTAATCGCTGTTGCCGCAATACAAGTGCCCGATCTGCTGATCTGGCTCGCCCGATAAAAAGGGAATGGTACCGAGGGGCTGCAACCCCTCGGCACCGACCACCACTGAAAGGAGAGAACCATGCAAGCTCGAACCCTCAACGATGGCACCGCCGAGGCTATCACGAACACGTTTTCGGTTGGCAAAAGGAACCTGCAACCATGCCCAGCCGCGCACCTGGTGGGAAATACCAACAAAAGGACAGCAAAATGAAAACCCTTTTCGTGCTGCTTGCCCAATACGACGGCCAGGCCATCATTCCGTTGGCGCGTGTTTGTGATGATTACTTCACGCACCTCACCACCGATATGTTTCAACGCAAAGTGTTAGCTGGGCAGATAAAAATCCCAATAACTCGATTGGAACCCAGTCAAAAGAGCGCGAAAGGGATTCACGTTTCGGACCTCGCTGACTACCTCGATGCGCAGCGTGCTGCTGCCATCAAAGAGATCAATCAGTTGAACAGCCCACCGCGAAGCAGCTGAGCTACCTCAACGTCCTGGCGCCCAATTTAACGGGCGCCTGCAGGATTTTTTCCAACCACTTCCAATTCGCATAAATATCGCCGCGACCACGTAGATGGGTATAACGACGCATCGAGTTCCAATCCCTGTGCCCCGAAACGCTAGCGACTCGTGGAATATCCCAATCCATTTCAAACAGTCGACTCACACCATCATGACGCAGATCATGAAAGTGCAAATCCTCGATGCCCAGGATCTTGCAAGCCCTGGTCCAGGACGTGGACACGGATTCAGCGCTGTAGGGGAAAATCTCGGGTAACGACTTTGGCATTGTCTGAAGAATGGCCAAGGCCTCTGGCGGTAAATGACACCAAACATCGTTGCCTATCTTCTGGCCGGGGTTCTTCATGTCGCGTACCAACACCCGTTGGCCTTCCTCGTCCAGATCCGCCCACTGAATACGCGTAATTTCCTCCTGTCGACGAGTGGAAAACAATGCAAATCCCGTCAACTTGAGCATGTTGATCGAAGTTGGCCTCCGGGCTTGAATTCCTCGAAAGTGCGTCAGCAGTTTGTCCAGTTCATCCAGGGTAGGCCGTCGGTCGCGCTCACGGCTTTTCATGTTGTAGCCGAGCTTTTTCAGCACCTTTCGGGCGTCTGCCATTGCGTGGGAGTTAATCTCATACCCCCATGCAGGCCGGGCAATCGAGAGCACGGCACCGAGATGGGCGAGATCGTTACCGGCCGTCTGGGGCTGGACACTCCCGCCCTCCTCGCCCATGCGCCATAGCGCATATTCCACCAACTGCTGGCTGTTAATGTCCTGATCATTGAGTTTGCCCAGGTACGATTCACTGATCGCCTTGAGCGTCGCCGACTTGGTTTTGCCCAATGGCCGGACCTTTTCCATTTCAAGCAAATAACGGTCAATCATCTCCTTGACTGTAGCGCCCTTGCGGTTAGCCCGCTCGATGGCACCAGGCTGATCCAATTCAGTTTCACGCTTTCGAACCCAAGCCTGTGCGGCCTGTTTTCGGGCGAAGGTCTGGCTCTCTTGGTAAACTTGCGCTCCATCGCGAAACAGGCGTATCTGTGCCGTGTAACTGATGCTGCCGTCGGTGCGTTTCCGTGCTCTGATCGTGGCCATGGTCAACTGGTACAATTGTGAAAGGGGTTGGTACATTGTACCAATGACCTCTGAAAAACGCCCATTTACCCCCGAAAACCTGCCTTAAACACGTAGAGTAAAATGGTACAAAAATCAGCTACATCCCCAGAAAATACAGGCTCTACGCTGTCTCGGCGGTTCTCCGTTGCACCTATGATGGACTGGACCGACCGCCACTGCCGTTTCTTCCTGCGCCTACTCTCAAAAAACGCCCTCCTCTACACCGAAATGGTCACTACCGGTGCTCTGCTCAATGGTGATCACGAGCGTTTCCTG